TAGATATCTCCAAGCGTTGTACTTGAGTCTTCAATACCATACAACCCTTTTGTATTGAGTGACACCAATTCAGCAACGGCTGCTTCAGGATTTCCAAAGTTCTGAAACAGAATACGAATCGCTTCTGCAGGCGACCATTTATCATCCAACGATGGATCATCTGGAATGTGAACATTTTGCTCATAAAACGCATCTACCATTTCTTTTAGCACAGCACGACTACAATTCTTGAAGTGAACAATCATATCGACACGACCCGGACGAATCAGGGCTTTGTCAATACGTTCAGGATAGTTGGAGGAGAAGGCAATAATACGACCATTTGCTTCAAGAGTTCCATCAAGAAGATTCAACAAAAACGATAAGTCAAAGGTATCTTTCTCATCTTGCTTACGATCACCAAAGGGATCTTCCTCTTTCTTCTTCTCTTCAACCACAGGTTTCTTCCATTCACGACGAAGTACAACGTCACCCATTGCATCAATGTCTTCAATCACATACAGACGTTCTGCAACTGGAATGTTGTACTTCTCAGTATTGACACCATTGAATACGTGAATTTCATCATTGAAAAAGAGATGTTGAAGTTGTTGTTTGGTCTTGACTTCAGAAAGTTGAATGTTGATGATATGTCTACGTCCAGCATTTGCGATCGCCTTAATACTTGAGGTTTTACCTGTTCCTGGTGGACCATGAAACATGAATCCAAGTGTATACGGAATACCCTTCTTCTCATACCAATCACGATGTTCTAAAAAGAACTGAACACGATCACGAACTTGCTTTCGTTGTTCAAAGAATACGTTCTCAAATGTCCTAGTGGTTACAAACTTGGTCTTCGTATACACAAGATGACTAGTAGGAAGAGGATTTTGAACAGATCCCTTTGTCTTGGTCTGAACCATTTGGTCAAAATAGTAACGGTGAGATCCTAGTTTATTTGCCATTCTTCGTTCATAGTCTGCGTTACAGGTATCAATAAAAGCTTGTAAATACTGGACATCGTGTTCATAGCAATATAATTTGAACTTTATGATTTCAGGTGCACCGTCTGTAATCTTAAGATCCATCAATTCAAAGTAGACATCGTTGTCTAAGCAAACAGGTTCAAATTCATTTGGAAGGTAATCGTGGTTCATGACACTTAATAAACTCTTCATTGCAGGAAGTGTAGTCACAAAGCATACCACAGCATCCATACGATTAGAATACACAGTACTTGGAGTTGTCTGGCGATTGTTTGTACTTTGTGATTGGTTTCCACGTTCACATGTGATAGACGCTCTAGGTGTTCTTAAAGCAGAGTGTGGAACTTCTACAGCACTTCCAGATTTTTTGCGTCTACAACAGAATGTGGATGTCCATGCTGACCATGTTGGGAATGTCTTGACTGCAAGTTCAAATCCATTGAGTGCCAACATGTTGAACAATGGATTTTTAGTAGATGGCATTTGGAGCATCATCTGAGTCTTGAGAAGTTCATTGAATTGCATCCTTTATACTACGCCATACGATGTAATGCATTTGTCTAACGTGGCACCCGTTTGATGAACTGGTTTTGTGCGTCTGAGTCTTAATTCCTTGGACGCTTTATCCACGGTGTCTTGAGACAAACTGACAAACTTCTTTACATCACGAATAGGTCCTTGCACGTTCATTGTTGGAACATGTAGACGAAGGGGTGGAAGTTGTAAAGCAACCATATCTTCACTTGTGGAGATGTATTCTCGAAACTGTTCAATGTCTAGTGGTCCTCCAAACATTCGAAGCATATGACGGTGAGGCGAAGGTGTCAAAGTTTTGTTAACATACAGTGAACGGTACAAATCAGTCAGCAAAGCATGACGAGACCATCGCACTACATCGGAAATGCAGACATCGCCGTAGAGGTAAGCAAGAGCACATTCAGGTGAGCAATAATTTCCTTCACAAGTATACATGTTTTCATAAGCGTCATAACTCACAGGTAATACAGTTGCTTTCCATGGAAATGGATGACAACACCACATACATGCTGTAGTGGCACCATACGAAGAACATCGTGTTCGACTCAAGATGTCTTTCATAGTTTCCGTATTAAATCGTTCTGCTACACGTGATGTTTCAACGGTTGACAAAATATCAGCATAGTTTGTGATTGTAGACGGTTCAGGTGTACCGGTTTGTGCGAGTTCTACATAACTCGGTGTACTTCCAGCAGGAACTGGAAGATCTTCTTCAACTGGAAGTCTCAATGAGAAAATCACAGGAGCTTCAGGAAGATGTTTCTTAGGAGGCATTACTTTCTTAAAGTGGACTCAGTGAAAACCCAAGACGTAAAAAACGAACGGGACTTGGACAAAGTATTCAATATACCAAAATGACAGACCTTTCGACCGCTTATCAACGCAAGACGCACCGTGAACATATCCTTGACCTCCCAGATACCTACATTGGAAGTGTGACAACTACAAATGAAGAAGTATTCCTTCGTGATGAAGATGGATTCAAAGCAGAAACAATCCCAGTCAATCCTGGATTCTACAAATTGATTGATGAACTTCTAGTCAATGCACATGACCAAGTTGTTCGTCTACGCAGTCGCCAGTCAACGAATCCAGTGAAGAACATTGACATTGACTGTGGAGCAACGCTCTTCAGTATCAAGAACGATGGTGAACCCATTGATGTTGCCGAGCACCCAGAGCACAAGACATGGATTCCACAGATGATCTTTGGTGAGTTGTTGACCTCAACAAACTACGACAAGAATGAGAAGAAACTAGTGGGTGGTAAGAACGGTTATGGTGTGAAACTAGTGAACATCTTTGCAGATGAGATGGTTGTTACAGTAGTGGATCAACCGCGAGGACTGAAGTACAAGCAGAGGTTCCGAAAGAACATGACGGAAATAGAGAAACCGATTGTGACGGAAAACAAGGGTAAGTCAAGTGTTCAGGTGATTTGGACGCCTGACTTCAAGCGATTTGGAATGCAGAGTATTGATGCTGGAATGATGCGATTGATTGAGAGACGTGTATGGGATTTGGCAATGACTCTTGGAAAAGAAGTCAAGGTGACTTTGAACGGAACAGCCGTCAAGTGTAAGAACTTGACTGACTACGCAAAGGGATTTGGATGCGACACAGTCCTCTACGAAACACCGAATGAACGCTGGCACATTGCGGTTGCGGACAGTCCAGTAGACAAGCAGTTCTCAATGTCGTTTGTCAACGGCATCTGGACCTCTAAAGGAGGAACGCATGTAGACGCAGTGACAAATCAAGTGGTGGGACACATTGTAGACTACCTGGAAACCAAGAAGAAAGTGAAAGTAAAACCCAGTCTAGTGAAAGATCACCTCGCAGTGTTCATCACAAGCATGATTGAGAACCCAAGTTTCACTTCACAAACCAAAGAGACACTCACAACCAAAGCAAGCGCTTTTGGATCCAGTCCAAAGTTGAGTGAAGAGTTCTTGAAGAAAGTCGTTTCCAAACTCGCGATTGTTCCCAAACTCTTGGAAGCACAATCTGCTAAGGATGCAAAGGACAACTCCAAGACGGATGGAAAGAAACAGTCTAGAATCACAGGCATTCCAAAACTAGATGATGCGATCAGTGCTGGAACTAAGGACTCTGCTAAGTGCACGCTCATTCTGACAGAAGGAGACTCAGCAAAGGCAATGGCACTCTCAGGACTCAGTCAAGAACAGCGCAAGTTCTTCGGTGTCTATCCGCTCAAGGGTAAGGTCTTGAACGTCAAAGACACAAGCGACGCAAAGGTGGAACAAACCAAAGAGATTGCTGAACTCAAGAAGATTCTAGGATTGACTTCAGGCAAGAAGTATACGGATGTAAAGGATCTTCGCTACGGATCCATTATGATCATGACCGATCAGGATTTGGATGGATCTCATATCCGAGGTCTACTGATCAATCTATTCCACGAACTCTGGCATGAACTCATTGCGATTCCAGGGTTCATAACCTACATGGCAACACCTATTGTCAAGGCACACAAAGGAAAGGAAACACGTATCTTCTATTCTCAATACGAATACGAACAGTGGAGAGAAGGTGAGGGTGCTAAGGGATGGAAAGTTAAGTACTACAAAGGATTAGGTACCTCTACACGAGACGAAGCTAAAGATTACTTCAGCAAGGTCAATGCAGTTCGATTTGACTATGATGACAACTCAGACAAGTCGATTGACTTGGCATTCAACAAGCAACGAGCAGATGACCGCAAAGAATGGTTGAAAGGGTATGACCGCACAAGTCTGATTCCAAGTGGAAATCATATTCCATACGATGACTTCATTCACAAGGATTTGATCCATTTCAGTTACTACAACTTGGAGCGATCGATTCCAAATGTAATGGATGGACTCAAGACCTCGCAGCGTAAGATTCTGTATGCTGCCTTCAAGAGAAATCTCACACAAGAGATTCGTGTTGCCCAGTTTGCAGGGTATGTTTCAGAACACACTGGATACCACCATGGTGAAGCGTCTCTGAATGAGACCATTATTGGTATGGCACAGGACTTCATGGGATCAAACAACATTCCATGGTTGGTTCCTCAAGGACAGTTTGGAACTCGTATTCAAGGTGGAAAGGACGCAGCATCTCCTCGTTACATTCACACCTATCTCCAACCACGCATTCGCAAGATTGTCTGTGAAGAGGACTTCCCAATTCTAAAGTATCGTGATGACGATGGATTACCAGTTGAACCTGAATGGTATGCTCCAGTCTTACCGATGCTCCTGATCAACGGCGCTCGTGGTATCGGTACTGGGTATTCCACCTACATTCCACAGTGTAATCCGAAGGTCATCAAGGAGATCATTGTAGATCATGTCAAAAACAATACCCCACTCTCTGCGAAAACGATCACTCCCTACTTCGAGGGATTCAAGGGAACGTATACCGAAGAAGGTGTGATGGGTGTATTCAAGAAGGTCAAGGACGACTATATTGTCACGGAACTTCCACCGGGCACATGGACAGCAGACTATCGAGAGTGGTTGGAGAAGGAACTTGCTGAAGGTCGTATCAAGGACTTTACAGATACATCTACTGATCAGCAGATTAACATTGTGATCAAGGGAATTGATGAGAAGGTTCTTGTGAAGTCTCTGACGGAGAAGGTCAAGACAACCAACATGCACGCCTTCAATCACAAAGGTATCATCACCAAGTACAACACACTCAATGACATTCTTGAGGAGTTTGTTATGGTTCGTCAAGGACTCTATGAAGATCGTCGCAGACATCAACTTGGAGTCATCGCTGCCAAGTTACCGTATCATGAAAATGTAGTCCGATTCATCAAGGACCAGATTTCAGACAAACCTAAGGTAGTGCTCAAGAAGAAGTCACTGAAAGAGTGTGATGAAATCTTGAAACAGAATCAGTATGAATTGATCAATGACAGTTACGACTACATTCTAAGTCTTCCTGTATCCGCCTTTACACTAGAGAAGATCAAGAAGCATGAGGATGACAGAATTAACTTGAAAGTTCAACAGGAGGATTTAGAGAAGACAACGTGGCGTGAGATGTGGCTCGCAGATTTAGAGGTTGTATAATAAGAAGACCATGAGTAATTATTTGGATCTACTCGTCCAACAAGACAAACTAGCAAGAAGCAGTTATTCCTATGACCCACGTGTAGCGATGCATCAAACGCGTATGTTAGGGTCCATTGAACCTTTTTCGAATGGAACTAAGGATGAAATACCTACAGTGTCCTATACCGATCAAATTGTAGGTTCACACTCGGACTCTGCAATTGTTCAGAATTCTCCAGATACTGTTGGTGTAAAACGGTATATTGTGATTGACGCATCTCAACGTGATTGGGTGAAGCAACCTAACCCTTTTTCAAATCTAGTCTTCACTTTTGGAACTCAAAACGTCTCATCGAGTAATCCACCTGTCTATTCGAACAATCCATTTGTTCCTACGTTTGCAGATGAACAAACCGCACTTGCAAATCCTATTCCAGGAATTCCCAATACACGTGGATGGACATTCTCAAACACAGTCTACCCTGCCTACAATTCAAGTATTCCTAACGGAAACTTTATTGGGTATGATCTTGGATATAATATTCAACCTTCTGGGTCTGGTTTCGGAAGTGTATTTACACCTTGCAATGTATCTTCAGTTCGTCTTGTTCGTGCAGTGATGCCTCAACGTCAATTTTTAAGTTTGCCGATTATTCCAATAGGTGATGGTTCAGATATTTCAACTAAAATTCAAAATGCTTTACCAGGTACATCCTTCTCTACGTTTGCAACTTATCCCTATCTAATGCTCTACCTGAATGAATACTTTGGACAGTATGTTGGAGGAAATGAACCTACACGTCGTTCCTTTTCAGTCATGACTCAAAAACAAAGACAACAGATTGCGTTCACATCAAACTCATTGGGTGTTCAACAATTTGACTATGAACCATGGGGAGGTGAATCCTTACAATTACAAAGTCCTATTACAAACCTTCAGCGTATTCAGATCAGTGTATCGGATCCGATTGGAAACATTTTTACTCATTTGGATAACCTACAGATCTCACTCATGCAAACAGATTCAAACAAGATGTTTATCAAATGTTTTACTCCAGCGTTCAGTTATTTTAGTGGTAATGAAATGCGTATTGGTGATCGTATTGTGTTTTATCCTGCCACCATTTCCAACATGATGAAGTCCCAGTATCTTGCTGTTCAAAACAGTGATAAACGTAAATTTATTGAACAATTGTTAGTAGGAACATTTCCAGTTCTTGAGTTGTTAGATTATGTAGAAAACCCAGAAACAGGTGTTTTTGCTCCACGAACAGTTGCACGCACAACACCGTATATTTCTTCTTATAACGGATTTGTCATTCCTAACTTTTTCACAGTAGGGGATGAAGGAAATGTGTCTCCTACCTTTCCGAATTCAATTGATACCGGAACTTTCACAATTCTGGAACCTAACTCTCTTGTAGGGTCTAACCTTGAATTCATGAATGCAACTCTTCAACCTGTCTACACTCTTGAACTTGAAATTCGTCAACCCGATACAGGCAAGATTGGTGGAAAGATTGTCTTGTAACAAAGCAATGGAACTTTCGGATTTTTATACTCAGACTGCGATTGCCAATGCTCCAAAGCATACAGGTCGTCTACCTCTCAGTGGAGACGAAGAACGATCTACTTTGCCTGCGTATACGTTGACAGCACAGGAACCGTATGTGGTTCCATCCCGTGTTGCCGAGAAAATGCAATACCGTCATGAAAGCACTCCTCTTAACAGCGTGTTTTTCAGTGAAGACAACATTGAAAACCTTCAAGGTGCCATTGCATCCGCTGTCTATCAAATGAGTGGAACCAAACGATATGTCATCGGTCGTCAAAGTGATGCTGATTTGAAAACCATCATGCGATCCTACTACCTTCAATATGCTCAGAATGATCCATCTCGTGTTGCCGAAGAATTGGAACTTCTGAACAATCGCGTCATTGGATATTCTGCCAACAACATTTTGGTAGAGATTGAGTCCTACAAATACTACTTGAAGGACATCATGGATTTCCCTGCACCCATTGAACGTCCTGTCATGACAAACATCTATGGAACTCGTACTTCAGAATTGCGTTCATTTTTCTGAATAAATAAATCGCTGAATATGACCTAAATGTGCTAAAGAAACATTATACTGTATCGCAAGTTCTTTTTGTGTTTTTATTCCCTTCTGTGCACGAATATCATCACATTGTTCTCGTGTTAATATAGAACTACCATATGATGATCTGTTCTTATTTTTAAGATTCTGTGCTAATTTTGTCTGACGCATTTTTTCAATTGATTCCTTAGTTGGTTTTGTTCCTTTCATTCTTTCAGATAAGAATTTACATATTTCTGGAGTATGCTTATGTCCTGGTTTACCTGTTAAAGTTTCTGATATTTTACGTCTTTGTTCTTCACTAATAACTCTACCCTTAGCCTTTACTGACATTTTGGCACGACTTTCATCCGAGAGTTTGCGACCAGTTCGTGTTGAAGCACTTTTTGCAATAGATTCTTGACTCATGATCCGACCCTTAAGTGAAGCAGAAATCTTTAACTTTGATTCATTTGTATGTTTAGAGCCAACCCGACTTGTAAGTATTGCATTTCTTGTTGTTTCGTTCATAGTAATTCCACTTCTGGCGACTTTGCTTCCACCACACCATACCATATTATAACCTCCCGGAGTATCCCAAGTGTATGACTCATATTGTTCTGCATAATATGCTTCCATATTATTCAATGCATTATATGGAACACTACATAAGGACTCAACTATAAATGAGTTTTCTCCATGCTTTCGTATTGCTGAATGAATAGCAAAAGTTGACCCACGTTTACTCATATTTATATGAACACTCCATCTTCGTATTGGTGACTTAAATCGTGTTTGTCCAATATATGTTTTTCCATTGTTCATATTTCGAACAAGATATACACAACCACTCATTATAGTTCGTTTAACATTTTCTATCTAAATCTCCTTTCGATTATAATGCTTATTCGGTTTAATGACCGTATCTTTTTACACGAAACACAATGGTTTATTTGGGAATCCTGTTTAGGGTTGTTTCGTCCTATTGACGGATATGCATGGGATGGAACAGCATATCGTGTCTTAGACACAACCTATTGTAAAGACCCTCTGTCTAAAACTTACTGTTTCGGAACTGCTGAATTGTTTGCAAAGTGTGTTGAATTCTCGAAGAAATATGAACCCAGTTTTCCTACTGTGCCCACTGCTTCCTATCTTGATATAGGAAGTCCCATTTGGTTTCGTGATCGTCCTGTGACATTCACTTCATGTGCTCCTCGTGATGCTTTATCTTGGAAACGATGTGTCAATGGACATTCACGCACCTGTAAACAACGTTCAAAAAAGAGATTTACAAAACGCAACCTTTAAGCAGAGAAGGAATGCGGGTCAATATTATTGGAAATACAAACTCCTTGGGGTTAGCTCAAGACATTCATATCTTACACGGTATGGTGTACAACACTTTGGGAAAGGGGACGGTCATTCGTCACGTTCCTCATTTTCATCCACAATGCGAAGAAGCTGAGATCAACTTTTTCGTAGAGTCGATTAATCCATCCTTGTTCCACTATGCTGCCAAGAACATTTGGATTCCGAATCCTGAATGGACACAAAAGACATGGCAACCTTATGGACGTATGGTGGATGAGATTTGGGTCAAGACACTTGAAGCAAGAGAATTGTTTAAAGAGTGGGGAACTGTTCGGTATATTGGATGGACTTCAATTGATAAGACGGTTCCAGAGAATAAGGACTACAATCGTGCTCTAGTTCCGGTAGGTAAGAACATATGGAGGAATCCTAAACCCATTGTTCAAGCGTACATGCGAGTTCAAGAGACAAATCCAGAGTTGTATTCACGTCTTCCAGTGGTTGACTTAGTGTATTATGATATTCAGTTTCCAACCATTCCAGAGAAGGTAGCAGATAAATTCAAAGTACATTCTTCACGACTGTCTGAAAAGGAGTATGATACATTGATGGCAGAGTGTGGACTTTTGATTTGTATTTCTGCTGCTGAAGGATTCTGTCATGCAGTCAATGAAGGTGCTTCTGCAGAGTGTATATTGCTACTAAGTGAGATTGAAGCATTTGATCTTTTTATTGGTCACTGGGCATCTAGTTCTAAAAAGGTTCCTCATCCAGAATGCATTGGAGACTTAGTGGATGTAGATGTGGGTTCAATTGTTGATGCATTGGAGAAATATGTCGATATGTTTCATCATGATAAGAGAGACATGAGTCGAGTAACTAGAAATAATTATGAGAGGCGTCATCAAAAATTCTTACGAAAAATTGATGAATCAATCAAAGAGATTACAAAGGATCTAGGAACTTATTCACTTGAGGCACAATTACCTAAAGAAGAAGACTTGCCACATATTTCAGTGATTACAATTACTCGTGATCGTCGTCCTTTTATTCCGTTAGTCAAGTATGGTTTGATTGCGCAAACCTATCCTGTTGATAAGATTGAATGGGTAGTAGTCGATGACGGTGATGATCCGATTAAGGATTTGATCTCTGATGTTCCAAATGTAGTGTATGTTCTCAGCGACACAAAACTGACCATTGGTGAAAAGAGAAACCTTGCGGTCTCTCGTGCTTCACATGATATTTTGGTAACCATGGATGATGATGACGTATATCCTAGCAATAGTCTTCTTGCAAGAGTTGCGAATATGCTGGCTAAACCTAAAAAAGAATGTCTCTTTTCAACTGTCATTCCATGCTATAACATTCATGAAACCAAATCGTTCATGAATGTACCTCCTATCAAACTCCCCATGTGTGAACGTGTTTCAGAAGCAACGTTATGTTTCACTAGGGACTTTTGGAAAGAGCGTGGATTTCCTGATCAGCAAATTGCTGAAGGTGGTGCATTCATTCGCGGTCGCGAACAGATGTGCCGGGAGTTTTCTCCTCAGGATGTGATTGTAAGTTTGATTCATAAGCGTAATACTTCATCTCGTAAAGCGCCTCCAATGGCAGAACCGAATGGATGTCACTATGGATTTTCAGATGAATTGTTCACGTTGGTAAGTGAAATTGGTGAGAGTCTTTAAGCAAAGAATCCCTTTGAGCTTCGGTGAGACCTGCGAGTCTTCTTGCCACCCTTGCGGCTTCGGCGACGAGCACCTTCTGCGGGTGCCTCAGGAACCTCTGCGGCTTCCTCAACGGCTTCCTCGACTTCACCGCCCTTCATCATCTTAAGCGCCTTAAGCATCTTCTTCATCTTCTTGGTCATCTTCTTGGAACCACGACGACGACCACCGACAGGGGCAGGCATGAGTGCAATAGCACCTCCCTTGAGGGGGACCGCGTTGGCCTGAACCTCACCACTCTTTGAAACTACTGGAACAGCTGAAGTAGACATTTGTTTGTTCTAACACCAACACAATTTCTTAAGCTGAACAAGAAACGCAGGAGGGAGGTTCGACAGTAAATTGCTGAGCCTTGGCAGCTGCTTTAGTTCGCAAATAATAACATCCCGTCTTCAATCCTGTCTTCCATGCATAGAAATGCATAGACGATACCTTGGATGGAGTGGGTTCGGCGAGGAATAAGTTGAGAGATTGAGACTGGCAAATGAACGGAGCGCGATCACGAGCAAGGTTAATTAAGGTCTTCATTGGAATCTCCCAAACAGTCTTGTAGAGTTCACGAAGATCTTCAGGTAATTCCTTCATACCTTGAATCGACCCGTTATTTGCTATAATTTGAGTTCGAACATCTGAAGTCCATAATCCTAGAGCAACTAAGTCTTCAACTAAGTACTTGTTTACAACCATAAACTCACCTGACAAAACACGGCGAGAATACAGGTTTGAAGTGAACGGTTCGAAGCATTCATTATTGCCTAGAATCTGAGAGGTGGACGCAGTCGGCATTGGAGCAATCAATAATGAGTTTCGCATTCCTCCTCTACACAACGCTTTAAGAAGTCCCCAATCTAGATACGATGTTTCTCTAGGTTTATCATTCCACAAATCAAACTGCATCTTTCCTTCACTCATAGGCGATCCTAAGAACGATGAATATGTTTTTGCTGGTTCAATTGGAATACGCCAATCATCATCTTTGCCTGCTAAAAACATACTTGTCTTTGCCGACGCATAGTAGATGTTCTCAAAGATTTCACGGTTCAACTTTGCTGCTTCTGGAGAAGTCCAAGGAATACGCATCATTGCAAAGACATCTGCGAGTCCTTGAACACCAATACCAATTGGACGATGCCTTAGATTTGAACGCTTACACTTTTCAGTTGGGTAATACGTCTTATCAATCACAATGTCCAAGTTTCGTGTGAGAATCGATGTATATGAACGGAGTAATTCAAAGTTAAAAACTCCATTCTTCACGAACTTTGGAAGCGCAAGAGATCCTAAATTACAGACTGCTGTTTCATCTGGAGAGGTGTACTCAATGATTTCAGTGCAATTTCCTGTAAGGATTCCGTTAAAAACTCCTGCATGATTTATCGGTTCATTGAAGCAATACGTATCATCACGGCGACCACGAGTCACCACTTGAACAACGCTAACAAATTGCTCTGCGTTCCTCTGAGGTAAACGAGCTATCCACTTTAGGCGATGAGTCTTAAATCCAAGAGTTGAGAGATGATAGAGTCCAGAAGAGGATATAAGAAGACGCCAAAGAGGTTTACAATCAAACTCAGAATATCCACCATGTCCATCAGGAAGCATTGTCTTCCGAGCGGGAAACATCTGGGATAATTTAGACTGAACTCCCAAGGTCACAAACATCGCCTGAACATTCTTAAGGAACTCGTATTCAATAGAAGACACTTGGATGCTCTCGTTTGTACCATTACGACTTATACAACCATCTGCATCCAAATATCCTGCCAACCAATCAAGACGACATTGAATTGAAGTATTGAGTGGAACGTTAAACTTTTTCTCGAGATCAAGTGGAAGCATCGTATTTAGACGACCTGATGCATCCTCAATATTTGTCATTGTCCGGATTGTAAGATGAGATACAAGGTCCTTCTTCTCACCATATAACGAAAGAGCTGGATTACCACATGAATAAGTTCCATCTCCGCAGAAGAATCCATGTGTGTAGGCATATTTGAAATCGGGTTCTGATCCGTTGATAATTGTAGGAAATATTGTCTTACGCATCTTCATTCCGGGCTTGAGATTAGAAGCATCAATACGAGTAGCATCTGCTATTGACTTTTTGTCTGTATATCCATCACTGACAAGAAACTTATGATAAGGAGTACATGTGATCACACGACCATCACTCATTTCAACATCAACTAGCTCTTTATCAATCCCAGTTTTTATTACATTCACATCTGAAAAAACATCACCATTCCATACACGAACATTCTTACCTACTAATGTATTAATCTTAAACTGCCCAGTATCCGTTAGAACTAATGTCTCAGGAGCAACGCACAAGTTAGAAGATTTGATGGTTCCCAAGTGTTGTTGATTGGACTTAGCGTTACATGCGTCTTTGTAGAGCAAATACGGTGTACCTGTCTGAATTTGAGCGTCTACAATCATTTGCCACAACTTCTTAGCAGAAACCTCTTTGACGTACTTGTGTTCGCGTTCGTAGGTTGTATACAGAGTATTGAACTGTTCTCCCCAAGAATCGGATAATCCTGGGCATTCATCGGGACTCATTAAGCACCATACTCCATCCTGCTCAACTCTTTGCATAAACAGATCAGGGATCCACAATCCATAAAATAAATCACGAGCACGTTCTTCATCATTTCCAGTATTCAACTTGAGACGAAGGAACTCTTCAATATCAGCATGCCACGGTTCCAAATAGATCGCAAAGGATCCATTACGCTTTCCACCTTGGTTCACGTACTTTGCGGTATCATTGAATACCTTGAGCATGGGTGTCAACCCTGTAGACTTACCATTGGTTCCATGAATTTTTGAATCTCGTGCACGGATATTGTGAACTGACAATCCAATTCCTCCTGCCCATTTTGAGATCTGAGCACATTCACCTAATGTATCGTAGATACCCTTGATAGAGTCCTCTTGCATGTGGACTAAAAAACAAGAACTCAATTGAGGATGAGGTGTTCCTGCGTTGAACAAAGTAGGAGTAGCGTGAATGAAATATCCAAGAGACAAAGCATCATACGTTTCTCGAACTTTTCCAAAGTTGATTCCATGAAGTTGAATGGCAACTCTCATCCACATATGTTGAGGACGTTCTCCTGGAAGCATGTATCCTTTTTGGAGTGTCTTGAAACCAAAGTAATCAAACATGAAATCACGTTCCCATACAATCATCTGCATATAGATGGATGTACTTTGCTTGAACAGAGTTCGATACTCCTCTGAATACATAGAAGATTCAAGAGTTGGAATTTCAGGAGTGAGTTTTTGGTGATTATCAATGATGATGCGTGCTGCCAACTTACCATAGTTTGGATGATGACGTGCTTGCATCATAGCACATGTCTCTGCTGCAAATTCATCTAATTCAGACGTTTTAATTCCGTCTTGAATTTGATTACAAACCTTTTGTGCGACCAAATCAGGGTTCACATGTGGAAGACCTTCTGCTAAACGTTGGATGCGTGTTAAAACTTCATTAAACGAAACAGGAACTCGGTCACCGTTACGCTTTGTTACATACATATGATCAAACATGCTCACTACTATACTCTCCATCCTTACCTTTAAACGCGTCAGAAAAATGGGTGGCGATCTGGACATTCATCTCTGGGTTGTTCAGTGAAGGGTTCATGATGGATTGGCACTTCTTTGCCTAGAAACCAAAACACGATAAAGACAATCGCAAGAATAATTAATAAAAAAATCATTGTAAAGATTTCTGTTTTAACCATTTGTGTTGCCATTTCTGAAGGTGTTCGAGCACCCATTGAATACGCAACTGCCATACGTTCTTCTAACGGATTCATCGAACCTGGAACTCCAACAATTTGAGGCGGTGCAGGCATTATTTAACATACATGTAAAAAGTGGGTTCAAGTTATTAGAAACGAGAACCGATGTCAAAGAGGGCACCGTTGTGTTCGTATGCTCTCTCTGTGTTGACGTATGTTGCTCTTCCGTAGTGCTCAACGTCATCCCAGTTGTCAAGTTTGGATTCCTCTTCAAGATCCATCACAGTCTTGACCTTCTTGACTCGGACACGTTTAGTGATGGTAGTCCATCCACGTGAATCCCATGACATCAAGGGTTCGCACATAGCAGGTAGTTCACCCATAGGTGTTTGTGTAAAGTATGCTGGATTTGTACGGCATTCCATTAATGCCAAAGCGTATTCTTTTCTTCGTTCTTCAGTGTTGTTCATAGGTTGCATTCTCGCGATTTGGTAGCAGTCAGAGTAGTTAGTAGACATTGTTCTCGGTATACTATCTAATCATTTGAAAAATCCAAATCCATTTTGTCATTTTTCAGTTAATAGTTTGACTTGGATATGACAGGATTCTAACTCCTTCACAAACAAACTCATTGCGTAAGGCATCGCAAGTGTATCAGGACTTGTATCTAGATGACCTGTTTCTCGGTTGTATTGAATCTCGGTTCCATCGGATCGATCCATGAAACTCTCATGTAAGAACTTGGACATTCCATGTGAGAGCATACCATCACGCTCCATTTCTCCAATCGCAAGACCGCCTCCTTTTGAACGTCCATGTAAAGGTTGATGTGTCATTAATGTTTTGGGTCCAGTGGAACGATAATTGATTTTGTCTTCAACCATGTGCTTCAATCGTTGGTAATAAATAGGTCCCATGAAAATATCCGATTCCATTGTTTCACCTGTCATTCCATTGTAGAGTATTTCATGACCATACGGTTCAAATCCTCTGTCAATCATGACTTGCTTTAGATCCGCAACTCTTCGTGAGAGCGTAAACGGTGTTGCATCTACAAACACTCCAAGATCTAATCCCATTTTTCCATTTGTGCTTTCCAAGAGTTGACCAATCGTCATACGAGTTGGCAGACCATGTGGATTGAAGACAATATCCGGACGAACTCCTCGTGATGTAAAAGGCATATCTTGTTCATCCATCAATTGACCTACTGTGCCTTTTTGCGAATGTCTTGATGCCATCTTATCACCTGGAACTGGAGATCGTGATTCAACGATACGAATCTTGACGCAGTCGATAAAAATCTGTTTACGTGATTCGCCTTCTCCTTCCCATCCTCCTGGCATAGAATAGCGGTAAATTCCATCTACACGACCATGCTGTCCACGTTTAGGAAGTTCAGACACGTCTCTCCATCCTTTTTCAGTTCCATTAGAATCCGTGATTGGAGACACAATGCCTACTAAGACAGTTTTATCATCGACAATCGATCCAAGTTTGATAATTCCATCAGCGTCCAACATCTCATAGGATACATCTTCTTTGCGTTTCACAGATTCTGTATACTTTGGATTGGTCACTGGATTTGCAAAGAGTGTATGAGTTGGCACGGATGGATCAATAATGGATTCACGAACGTCGTAGGAATGGAAGTAATGGGTTCGAAACATACCTCGTTCCAACGAGGTTTTGTTTACAATCATTGAATCCTCTTGATTGTGACCTCCATAAGTTGTGAACGCAACAAGAACGTTCTCACCATACGGCATACATCCACCTGAACCCATGATTTCACGATACATCCATGTATGAGACAAGGGTTTTTGAGGATTAACAGTTGTACTCGCAATCGTATCAAATCGCTTATTGAAATTGGTATGATACCATGAACATGCCTGTTTTTGTTGTGCTATCGCAAAAGCGTTACGAGTACCTGGATTATGATCCGAGAACGGAACCAAGTTTGCAATGGGCGACATACAAAAAGACATATGGATTTCAGAGCGAAGTTTAGGGTCAAAGGGAGTCAATGAGAAACGAGACACTCCAGATTCACGAGCGTCTACAAAGTCCATTAAGTCAGTCAACTCTTTCCAAGTCTTTGCAGATAACACCATGTCTTGAGTGACACCTTCACGATACACTGGACGAACTGGACGTCCGGCATCACAGGTAATCCAATACTCGTTTGCAAGTCGATTCCACGCAAGTGAGACATCAAACCGGAAGACTCCAGATCGTCTTGCTTTCATCAATTTCACATGAAGTTCTTCTGTGTCACCAATACAGAGTCCAACTAAGTCTGAGTTGACATAGACACGAGTCAAAAAAGGCATCCAAGTAGATGGATGTTTGTCTTCAATTCGACGCATGTAAGGTATCTCAAATAATAGATCACGAATCGTCTCCGATGGAAAAGCAGTAGACACCTTTGCAAGAATCGCAAGTGATTTGATATGTCCAATGCCTGAACCGTCCGGTGAATCGGTTGGACAAGTAAGACCAAACTGAGACGCATACAATCTGCGTGGAGGAGCAGTGTTCATTGAAGGTTCAATTTGCAACGCAGTTCGTCGTAATTGAGACAAGTATCCAACATAGGAAAGACGAGACAACTCTTGTGCAATACCATCACGACCTCCCCATTGTCCCTTGAAGGATTTCACAAACTCATTCATCATTCGATACGATTTCCAATACATTCCTAGTGTCTCACGTTCTACTAATCCAATGATTGCTCGACCTTCATAGGACTTCTTCTCAAACTGAAGTCTTGAATCCAATTTCAACAACATTTCCTTCGCTACCTCACGATAGATACGACGGAACTCTTGAAACATTAGGTCACCCGATGTATTGAAACGCTTGAATTCAAGATTATCACGATCGGATGGAGGAGTTCGTTCTAATGAGACATCAATTGCCATTCGAAGCATCTGTCCTAACAAATATGCCTTACGACGAAAGACTACACCTGGAATATCAGACTTCTCTATATGAGGAAAGAGCAATTCATAAATGTTTTCAATGACTTCAGATTTGTGTTTGCGTTTCGTACTGAGTTCCAAGATCTCCAAATTAGTTCGCTCACCTAAATGTCGCTTATGACTGAACACAAGTTGTGCGAATGTATCATCGTATGCCAAACGATCCTTGTCTGGAACACCCGCAAGAATTGTTTCGTAGAGATCTCTGTCTGAAGTCAATCCTAACGCTGCAAAGATAGATAAGATTGGAACCGGTTGTGCGAATCCAGGCAATTGAATTACACAGAGACGGCGATCACGACCAAAATGTGGAGGAGTGTCTTGAAATGTATTGGGAGAGGGCAGAATGAGATAATGAGAAGAAGGACCTTTGCTTCCGTCCTCAGAGATGGATTTGATGCCTACATAATACTCATTGGGTTCTTCAAATCCTGCTCCAGTGGTAAGACCGGTTCCTTCAGTATCTTGTACTGCTTTCTTTTTGCGAACACCCGCATACATCATGTTGTTTCCAAGAAGTTCTTGTGTCAACAAAACACGTTCCTTACCATCAATCACAAAGTATCCTCCTAGTTCGTATTTACATTCACCAACTTCGTATCCATCCATCGCAGTCAGATAACAGTTTCGACTTCGAAGCATCAGAGGAATCTCTCCAATCACAATATTCTCAAAGACCTTAGACTCAGGTTTTGAATCTGGAAACAAAAACTCAATTTCAATGGTTGCTCGAAATGTTAACGCATAACTTTTGTTATCAAGACGGCATGCATGAGGAACGATGGGTGCTCCACGTTCATCCACGGGCGCTTCAAACGAAATTTTAGATCCATCCTTTCCACCAATGTAGATTTGGATTTGACGCTTATCCGATAATTCAAGTAAGTATGGATTTGATGCTTTGATAAAGGTGGGAATACTTGTGTCCAATAACGCATTGAACGAAGACAAATGATGATCCACTAATGGAAAACTAGTGTCTCTAAACAAACTTCGCAATACGTGGCGTGGTGCCTCCATTGTGTTCAGTCTAGTAAGCATTTTCTCTGGACAGACGAAGAAGGAGTATGTGGAGCGAAACTCGTCGTCCTGAATTTTTGAACCAAGTGGTTGGACACTCTGACGTTAAACAGAGACTCACTGATTATCTCACCACAAAACCCTATCGTTCTGTAGTTCTTTTATACGGTCCTCCGGGTATTGGAAAAACAACCATGGCATTAGCATCGGTTCGAACTGTTGGAATGGAACCCATTGAAATTAACGCAAGTCAGTCTATGCGAAGTCATGGAGATGTTTCAAATTTGATTAACTCATGCCAATATCCACGGACGATTTCATCCCTCATTCGAGGAGATCAAAAAACCATGTGTTTGATTTTAGACGAGATTGATGGTTCAGATCCTCACGCACAACGAAAACTCACTGAGTGGATGACCAGTGATGACTGTCGTATTCCAGTGATTATGACATGCAATGAAGTTCCACGCATTGTCAAGAACAATCCAAGAGTTGAACTTGTACGATGCTTTCCACCTAAACCTGCCGACTTACAATCTCTATTTCCAAATGAAAATGTTACTGAACTCGCAAAACAATTCAAACATGATGTTCGTCGGATTCTCCAGTATCTTCAGTATGGGAAATCCGACTCTCTTCCAACGGCGACGCGCCCGACGGACTGTTCACCCGAGGTAAGTCATTTGTTGACTCAAAAGATATGGTTGTGCCAAAATCCGGATCCGTTGCTATTGACGAAATCAAACTACTAATGGTTCTCCTTCTTCCAACACGAGTTTGACGTATCGGTGGTGTTTGAACTTGTGGAGTACCTGTTTCGCGAATATCATGACGACAGTTTGGGCAAAATACGCTTCGTGTGAACCATTCTGAAATACAGTTTGGATGGAACATGTGACCACAATGAGTAATTCGTGTCGCTGGACCGTCCATAATCTCTTGACAAATTGCACAATTATCATCATTGAGAATTCCTGCTTGAGTAGTTGCTGCTGAGATTTGTTCAGCAGTTGGGCGTACTATAATAGGATCAGACCAAGAAGAGGGTCCTACTGGAACTGGATGTCTAATAGGAAGGGGAAACTGAATAGGAATTGTAAAGGTTGATTCACTTCCTCGTGAAAGTAAATAACTTCGTAACAAAAGTATGATTGCTGCTGAGTTTCGTTGTTGTGAAGCAACTAGAGTTTCACGCTCATCTGGTAAAAAACGAAGTGCTTGAATGAACGTTCTATCCGTTTGCAACATAGTGTCAATAACATCTAAAATGGTAGTTTCAGGCATTGATGTATTACGGTTGAAATACGTAAATGTCTTACCGTTTGATGAATGCATCCATTGGTCCTCTGACTGATGCCTTAACGATTTTGCTAAGAGTGGGTGAACCTAAGAACATTAAACTATCCAACTGGTCCTCTTTCTTTTTCAAAGTAGCAAGTGTTGCTTCTTCTGCGTCCTTGTGTTTTTCCAATGCCTTTTGGTAGATCGATGTATACGATTCCTTCTTAGGTGAACTGTATCCTTCCAATTGCTCAATGCATAGCGCAAACAACTGAGCCACTGGATTTTGAATTTGATTGGTGATGTAGAAGTTCACATCCGGTTTCATCTTGTTAGCACGAACATAGTCAATATGTTCAATACGGTCACCTTGCTTTGCTTTGTGTTTGTTCTCAGCAACATAGAGGTACTGAAGTCGATCTCCTACTTTAGGTGCCGTGCCTGGATCACGTGCTTCCATTCGATCCGCAAGAACTCTGTGTGCAGGTAATGTAGCAGTTCCATTGTACTCCTCCTTCATTGCAGCATAGTCATCTCGCAAGGACTTGCTCACAATGAACTTCTCCAATGGAATCTTGTTCTCCAATACCTTGATGAGCATTTCACGAACAAACGCCTGTGCCTTACGAATGTCTCGTTCCAATAGAAGGATATCCAAAGCACCTCCAAAGATATCTTTCACAATCGGAGCGTTATCACGTCGTTTCAAGACAATCCCCATGGACATTCGCTTTGCTTTGGCAGGGTTTGGGTCTTCTTCGTATTTCATCCCCACATAACGCTTCCTACAAAAGAGGATGAACGGATAGAATGTCTTTTCATAAGCAATTTTATAAGGTCTTCGCATCTGTTTGGATATACTGTTTCCACATGCAATGCCCATGCGAATGGATTCGGCCACATCTTTGGTTGGAAACTTAATGAAGATGGAGTCTGTATCTCCGTAGACCACGTTTCCACCAAATTCACTTTCGGCGATCCTTTTAGCGTTAAAGAGAGCGTTTCGTCCAGCGGCCGTCGTACATGCGGCAACAAACATATTGCGGATGGGAGAGGTCCTTGCCCCTGCCTGTCCATAAATGGAGTTTGCGACAACCTTGTATGCAAGTTGAGCGCCATTAAATACAGATCGCTGAGCTTCGTCATATTGTAAATCTTCCATCTTTTGTTTGAATTCCTTACGCTTCTTTAGCAAGATGTCCAATGTTTTAGGGAGAATTCCAAGTGTCATTGGATTGTCATTGGGTTGGACAAAGGTACACATTGTCTTTCCAACTACATCATCGCCTTCTTTTCGGTCATATTCAATCTCTTCAAAGACATATCCCTTCTCTTCGTATTGTAGGATTTCTTCCTTTGTCAGTCCCATTCGTTCAGTCGTGAATCCTTCTGTGTCCACATGTCGAACTGAAACCAATGTGTCTGGAGACAGATTGTATGCAATCATATTCGTTGGATACAGAGAGTTGAAATCTAAAACAGAGATAGGTTGGTCTAGATACATGCCAATTTGAGGTGGTAACACAATCGCACCTTCATAAGCAATTCCTTCACCTTCAATTGCCTGTTGAGTTCGAATAATCTGATCTCGTTGCGACGCATAGTAGACAACTGCTGAGAAGATCTTAATTCCCTGTCCTCGTGTCAAGACATATTGCATTGGAACTTTACAGACATCCGACATACCACGCGCATTCACAAGTGTATCTAGTTTTCCCATCAATGTGGCCACTAGATCACAATCCTGAATACAGTAGCGAGCAATTCGCGCTCGTCCATCTGGTCCACCTCGTCTGTGAAGTTCAAACATCTCTTGCGGAGATACATCATCTTTTGAGAAGGACCATTCAAGATGCTTCATTTCTTCTAGTGTAAAGTCCATGAACAAGACCTCATCGCATTTGATTTTGAATCCACCCTTTTCAACATCATAGACTTCAAACTTTTCACCATCGTAGACTGGATCGTTTGTATTTCCAACCAACTCAAATCGAACATAGTTACCATTTCGAAGACCGCGAGTGCTTTTAGTCGTAATGTGATTATTTTCATACTTGACGACCTTGTCACGAAGAAACGTAAACGCTACATTGTCCAACTTGAAGTTGTCCAAACTGTGTTCACGACGCATATTCAAGAGTAAATCAACTCCTAGACGACCTCGGAGTGTCAAGTATCTCAAATCAAACTTACCTGCTGCTAATTCAGTCTTCTTAGTCTCAAACTTCTTTTCACCCCATTCTGATTCAATGGTCTTCACACGTGATACTTCAAATTCTTGTCGTATGCCAAGTTTGTCAATTCGTCCTTCAATGTATGCGTCATCAAAACCAAAGATGTTGTATCCACACAGAATGTCTGGATTTCGTTCACGAATCTCTTCAGCAAACATGAGAAGCATCTCTCGTTCCGTCTTGCAAGAGACAAATTCAACAGTTTCATCACCTGAGTCTGTACATTCACCCCATACAAAGACGGTTCTTGCAGTAGGTGTGATCATATCCGTTGACCTGCGATAGGATACACCAATTTGAATGATTGGATCTTTAGAGGAAACTGGAAACTGATTGGTGTCCCCTGAAGGACACATCTCTAAATCATAGGAGGCTACTAACAGTGGAATGTTTGAATCACACGCTTCTACGTCCTTGTAAGAACAGGTGTAGAATGAGTCTACATAATAGAGCGGTTCACCTTCTTCATTGAAAGGAATATCAATCTCAGAAACTTTAGATAACTTCAAGGGAGAAGCGGGACCTAGATGTCGTTCATGAAAGAATCTGAGAAAGGGAGGTAGATTGCTCTCATATTGAACACCTTTGATACACTTCTTGGATGCTGAGAAACTAGCAAGGGAATCACATTCTACTTTCCAAACTGACAGTTTCTTCAGTCCACCAAATCCTGCCATTGTGTCATACTTTTCAACCTTGGTGACTTTAGGAGAAATGTGTTCATGAATCTTAGAAGAGAGTTTGAATGCGTATTCTTGCTCTCCTTTATTGGGTCCAAATTTCTGAACCCATTTCTTATTGGATACTTCATAGATTGCGTCTTCATTCGGTCTTTCATGGCAATACAAGTAAGGTTTGAATCCAGTTAAGCGAACACATACAACCGACTTGTCTTCAAGACGACCAAAGACTTCAATTACATAGGTTCCTTCTACGTCATGTTCATACCAATCAACGGGTTGTAGAATCATTCTAATACAGTTACTAATAGTTCCTTAAAGTAATCCAAGTCCGTTTTTTCTGTGTGTCAAGGTAAGAGATGTTCTCAACGAATTCAATAGACTGGTTTAACGCACCTACTCGGATCCGTTCAGACGAGTATGATACTGCTGCTAAGCAAGTAGGAAATACAGATACATTGACACGTCAGACAACAGGAATGGGTGCTGCGTGCTCAGATACTCTGAACCCCGCCTCGGCAATGGCAGATCAACCTGGGTTCATTGCAACCGGTGGATTTGGTCAACCTGGTGGCGGTTGTGCGGTAGATGCGAATACAGAGTTGAAGTGGGGTATTCCAGGAGCATGGAGACAAAAAGGAAAACATGAACTGTGGGCGCGCCCCTTTGCCACTACACCCGATTTAGGAGGAGGAGATCCTTCAGCAGTGAATGATGAATCCAATCTTATTCACAGTGCAATGGTTCGTAATCGTAAGGAAGCAAATACAGTGATGGATCAAGCAATTCCTAACTTTTACCAACCCTTGATTGACATTAAACAATCTGAATATTCAAATCCTAATAATTGGATTTACGACTGGACTCGAGGTGGAGACGCAACACGCTTAGTTCAGACGAAACGAACTAATGACTCATAATAATGAAAATTCTCTTTTTCGCAGGGCGTATGCCAGATCTATGTGGTGCATTTTTACACGACATCGATCTTGGGATTGAACTACAAAAACGTGGACATGATGTAGTGTTTATGACACTTGAAGTCCCAAAAGAAGGTGTGAATGGAGGTGTCTATCGTAGTTTTAAATTCATGCATTATACTGCCAATAGTACCTTACTTGATTCAAGTCAAGTGTGGATTTGTCCACATGCCCCTGCCTTACCTGAAGTTCGTAAGATTAACGCACGTGGATATCATCGTCCAATCATTGCAACCTGTCATTTTGATGGAAACTATCGAGCAATTGTCCAAAATAACCCTGGACGAAATGTGAAATGGGTAGAGATGCTTATGTTTGTCAATTCAATTATGGAAATTAATTATCGTAACGCTGTAGTTCCTTGGCCGCCTAATATTGTCCGTACAGCGATGGTTCGTCCTATCTTACACGAAAACAAGATTGCGATTACACAACCATTTCAAGGTGAACATATCACACTTGTGAATGCCAATCATAATAAGGGAGTTCTTCAATTTATCGCCCTTGCGGATGCAATGCCATACCGAAAGTTTTTAGGTGTATCTGCGTATTATGGAGGACATGCTGATCAAAAATTAGCGATTCCTCGTCCAAAACATAATAATGTTACATGGGTTCCTTTCAACGATGATGTTCGTGAAATTCTCAAACAAACTCGAATTCTATTGATGCCAAGTTACTATGAGAGTTTTGGAAGGATTGGAATTGAAGCAATGTATAATGGAATTCCAGTTTTGTACTCAAAACCTGCTGCGAATCCATCAACACCCAATGGTAGTTCTGAAGGATTACATGAATGGATTCAACCTGTAGGAATTCCATGTGAACGAGAGGTTCTTTCGGATTGGATTTCAGGAGTTCAGTCTTTGGATGATGAAACTGCCTACGCAACTAAATCTGAGGAGTCTAGACGTCATATTCAATCGATGAACTTGTTCACAGAAGCAAGTCGAATTGCGGATATGGTAGAAGTCTTTACACGTGAGCACCCTGTTCAAATTCGGGTATCTCAACCTTTGAAACAGTCTCAGATGAATGATCAACCTTTGAAGGAGATGTCTGCTGCTCGGATACCGGAGGGGTCTGCTCTTGGATTTTCGAGTGGGCGACTGAGAATACGGCGTTAACTTTATCTTGTAACCAACGTCCTCTAGCACAGATTGCTGCTTGTTCTTCATCCATTCCAGTGTTAATAACAGGTTTGGGAGGAATGTATTTAGCGCCTGAGTTTACTGGATTCGGAGGAATCAGGGATTCAATTGCATCCAATACAGTTTCATGATTAAGAAGCGCATTCTTTGCCTCTTCCTCTGAGCATCCAGTCATTTGTTGAACCATAGTAGCGTCGTCCATCTTTTTCTTGTTTAGTTGTAATACCTGAAGATGCGTTTTATTGAAGATTTATGCCCTCCTGCGTTACTCTATGCTATTTTCCTAGTAGTTCAACTAGGTTTTGATGCGTCCCTTGGAATGTGGGCAACATTCACAATCAAACTCATTCTTGGATTTGCGACTGTCTTAGTCTTAGACATCTTCTGTGGACTAGGGTTGGGTGTCGTATCATGGTTCGTGATTGCTGCTCCCTTTATCATCACTTCACTTGCCACTGCAATTGCAATCGGTACTAACTTTGACGAAATTGTCATTGGACAAGTCGTTAAGGAGAACTTTATTGCGGACGAAAAAATGGAATTAGTTCCAGCTACATCACATACAATATAGAAACCTAAAATGTATTCAATTCTCTTCTGTTCAATTCGCGCATATAAGACACTCTGTTCGCTAGTCAAATGGTTCTTTGAAACACCTCACAAGAGCACAATCAGTTACTACATGCTTTCAGACGAATACGATTCAGATGACATTGACTATGAGCGTGTTCCTGAAGATGGAATCTTTATTGAAGAGTGGGTCAATGAAGAAGGTGAGAAGAAATGTATCCTCTTCTACGAAGGAGAGGAAATTGTTCGTAATGAAAACAATCCATTCAAGCGTAAGCCCTATGTTCCATGGCTTTGGATTGGAGACAAGACCACTGAAGTTGATCTAACTTCAGCACTACAAAAATATATGGTAGTTGGAAACACTATTCAACTAGACTTGATTCTACATATGATTCAACCACACCATGACACTGAAATCATGTACATTGATACTCGGACACTTGAGGAGGTAAAGTTTCCGGATCACGGAGTAAGGATTGTTGCAGATGATTTCACTTCCAAGTAATCCATTTGTTGCCGCAGAACGATATATTCAACTTCGCAAAGTATGTGTTCCAGACTCCTGGGCAGATACAATGACTTTATTCAATGACATGATTCTCATGCCCTTGATTACACTCTTTTTACTCTTTGTTGGACTCGGTGATCCTATTGTACTCTTTACAACAACAGTGAAGACCTATCAGGTTTGGAAAGACTATTGTGAATATACAGATCTTCGGTTTCAAGTTCAACGAATGTTTTTCGTATGTCAAGCAGTAGGAGGACCCTTTATTGTGACCAATAATCCGACCTATATGCCTTATGTATTTGCTGATGCGGTAGTTCGCAAGAATCAAGGTCTATTGATTAAGTAATGCCACACGCATGGAACGAACTCTTTGATGGAGTCTATTGTATCAACTTACCTTCTCGAACTGAAAGACGAACAACCATGCAACGAAGATTTGATGAAGCTGGAATCCAAGCAGAATTTGTCAATGGAGTTCCTGCTGTCTTTTTCAAACGATATTGGGAACTGAAAAACACATATGATGGAACTGATATTCAAAATCATTACCATATAGCATGCGCACTCGCACATTGCTCAGTGTATTCTCTTGCTCTTGCGAGAGGTCATAAAAAGATTCTAGTTCTTGAAGACGATACGCGTATTCACACTCAGAGTGATGCAAATACCCGAACGTTTATGGAACGTGTTCCATCTAATTGGGATCTGTTGTATTTTGGATATATTCCTCTTTCTGAATGTATGTCCTATTGGAGTTATGGATTGATGGATCCACATGTACTTCAAGAAGGAGTCGCTAAAGCAAGTAACTTATGGACAACTATGGCCTACGCAGTCAATGAGAACATGATGAAACATATGGTCAATGTGTATGGAGCAGAGATGCCAATGGCAATTGATAACTATTGTGTACGTGTCCTTCAGAAATCAGATCAATTTAATTCCTACGCAGTGATGCCTCAAATTGTAGCAACTGAAGATGGATGTTCAGATACAGATGGAGGGACTGAGAATGGATTCAAATCAGTAGATTCTAGGTATGCGCAGTATAGCGAGTACAAACCTTAACGAGTTCCAGTTGGGATAGCAAAGTCACCTCCTTGAGGTAAGTTAGAGGCATATCCTCCATAGTTAGCAAGTCCTCGTGCTCCATCTCCTGCAAACCCATATCCAACATTGGAAACCGATCCACCGCCCTTCATTCTAAGGGTCCTGCGAGTCTTACGGGTTCTGCGAGAACGACCCTTTCCTTTACGAGACTTGCCTCGGCGACCTCCAGTAGGTTTGTAGGCAGCACCATCAGGAACTGAAGTCATGTTGGGAACATATTCAAGTGCACCGACTGAAATGGGTTTACCTACACCATATCCATTGCCTCCACGCATTTTACGAGAACGTCCTCCATTCATTGAACAAGACATTTACTTTGTATCGGGAAGATGTTCTACAAAGACTCCGATGCTTCCAGGAACATCGTCGTATTGTTCATATCCACGAACATGACACCCAATAGGAGCATCTTCAATAGTGGTCAGTGCAACTAAATCCGGATGATGAAAGAGTTCAAGTAGTTCGGCAATCCGTTGTTGACGTTGTGAAAAAGTTAGAACGTCATGAACACGAGTACCGTTCAAGACCAAGAGATCGTATACCACATACTGTTTGGGCGCCAAGCGAACCGCTCTAAAAATGGTATCACAACAGACTCGCTCATCCATGACCAGAGCAAGTTTTTCAGGTTTCTCACCTTTTGAATCCATAAAGGAGGCGTGAGCAACTCCATCTTGGTCATGTGTGAGAAAAATCCATCCAGGATTTCCACTAATTTGTGGGACCTGACATGGGTCCGAGATTGGATTGCCCTTCTTTACTAGCGGCGACAGACGATAAGAGACTTTCATACGTTGGAACATTGACCGACTGTTTCACTTCATTCTCTTTAGGCGCTTCACTGAAAGTCGGTGCTACGGGGCGAGACGGACCAGGGTCTCGTGTATCCACAGGGGGTGGAAGTTTAGTGGTGACCAATGGAATTTCAGGAGCAACCGGTGGTGGAGGTGGTGGTTGAATGATCATAGGTTCCGGTTGAAACTGAACTTGGGGTTGTTGTATGGGTGTGCGAGGAGGATACAATGTCTTGACGACATAAAAGACTGCCAGGTGGATAAGCACAAGCAGAATAAGGGTTGAGACTCCGACGGATAGAAAATTCCAGACGTCCATTTACATATTCAAGACCTTTTCTAAGCATAGAACAAACCGCAATGTCAGAGACTGTAATTAAAATTGAAGATGTTAAAGTGGATGCTGCTG